CCATATTATTACATGAACGTAGACGGACAAAGATTAAAATTAGAAAGTGTAAAACATTTAAGACAACAAAGTTTATTTCAAGAATCTTGCATGGTGCAATTAAAATTTAGACCACCAACACTAAAAGAAAAAGATTGGGTGGTTGTAACAAATCAATTATTAAACAATGCAGAGATAACAGAACCTGCAGAAGGACTACGTACAGAGGATCAATTACAGAAGCATTTGGAAGAGTATTGTTTAAACAGAGTATCACTAGATTCAAAAGAAGATTTACCACGAGGTGGTACTTGGACAAACAATGGTTATCATCATTTTGTATTTGATAAATTTTATCACAATCATTTGATGAGAAGACGATGGGATCTTGGCTATTCAAGAACTGCAGAAATGTTACGTGAAAAATGTGGTTGTGAAGATAAGAGAATAGGAAAGAATAAACTATCTGTGTATGTAGTAAAAGAATTTGAAGCTAGAGATGACGATTATAAACAAAAGAAACTAAAAGAGGAGTCACCATACTAATGAAAACAATAGTATTAGGACCACCTGGAACTGGTAAAACAACTACGTTGTTAAATAAAGTAGATGACTATTTAAAACAAACAGATCCAGATAAAGTTGGATACTTTGCTTTTACACAAAAAGCTGCATACGAGGCAAGAGATAGAGCTATAAAAAAATTTAATTTAGAAGAGGACGATCTACCATATTTTAGAACACTACACTCATTAGCGTTTAGAAGACTTGGTATTAAAAAAGAAGATGTAATGCAACGTAGACACTATCAAGATTTTGGTAAGAGGATAAAAGAAGAGATAAAATATGCAGAGTATGAAAACGATCACAATGGTATCTTTACAACTGATAGTGAATACTTACGAGTCATTAATCTTGCAAAACTAAAAGAGATAACACCTGAACAGCAATACAGTCTACAAGAGCATAATCAAGAATTAGAATTAGATAAATTAAAAATTATAGCAAATGAATTAGAGCGATATAAAAAAGAACATAACCTGATAGATTTTAATGACATGATTATGGACTTTACAAAATCAGATGCAGCTGTGCCTAAGTTTGATGTTGTGTTTATAGATGAAGCACAAGACTTATCTAAAATGCAATGGCACATGGCTAGATCTATTTGGCAAAAAACAACAGACTCTTTTATTGCAGGTGATGATGATCAAGCAATATTTAGATGGGCTGGAGCAG